CAGGCGACCGGTGGCGGCGGGCTTGCCGTCACCGGCATGACCTTCGGGCCGACGATCGCGCTCTCGGCATCGTCGGTGCTCGAGACGGCGGCGGTCAACACCGTGGTGGGCACACTGTCGGTGACCGCCGGCACGACCGGCACGCCGGTGTTTGCGCTGGTCGACAGCGCGGGCGGCAAGTTCAATATCTCAGGCACGTCGCTGCGCACCAATGCGCTGCTCGATTACGAGACGGCGACGTTCCACAGCATCACGGTGAGCGTGACTGGCGTCACGCCAACGGTGGCGAACGCGACGTTCATCATCTTCGTGCAGGATGTGGCCGAGCCGGTCATTCTGCTCACGGGTACGAGCGTCAACGAGAACGCCACGGCGGGCACCAATATCGGTGTGCTGTCGATTGCCAACACGTTCACCGGAACGCCGGTCTACACGCTGGTCGACAGCTCGAGCGGCAAGGTCGCGATCAGCGGCAGCAATCTGAACGTGCTGGGCGCGATCGACTACGAGACGACGCCGACGTTCAACATCACCGTGGGCGTCTCCGGAATAACGCCAGCGGCGGCGAACAAGGTGTTCACCATTGTGGTGCTCGACGTGGTCGAGAGCGCCAGTGCGACGTGGAACCCGAGTGACAAGGGGTCCACGGTTTCTCTGTCGGGTGGCAATCTGACGGTTACCTCCGCCACCGGGTCCTTTGCGTATGACGGCGCGCGGGCGACAGCAAGCGCCTCGACGGGGAAATACTACAGCGAACACGCCATTATCGAGGACAACGGCTTTAATACTTTTATGGGTGTTGGGATTGTTGCCGCAAACCGTCCGTTTCTTGACGGGGTCAATGGGGGCAGCGGTTCGGTAAACGCGCATTCGATGGGTGTTTGTGGGGACGGGAATGTCTTCGATTTTACTCAAGGACCGGCGATTGCGGGGCCCTTTCAGACCTTCGTTGAAGGCAACACGGTATGTTTGGCGATCGATTTGGACAATCGCAAATTTTGGTACCGCACCTGTATTGGTGCCACGGTTGGAAACTGGAACAATAGCGGCACGGCAAATCCGGCCACCAATATCGGTGGGATAACAATAAATGCCTTGATGAATGGGACCACATTCTATCCGTACATGCAGCATCTGGTGTATTCCGCCGGTGTGCAGCAAATCAGCACATCAAATTTTGGTGCCACGACTTACGCTTATGAGGCGACAAGACCTTCCGGCTTTGGCAATTGGGGCGGGGGAGGCGCATTGGGGGCTACAAAAAACATCGTCTCAGACTACGGCGCCGTTGGTGATGCTCAGTGGGCGCAGACGACGCTGAGCATCACGACCAATGTTCTCACGTCTGCAACCCCGATCTGGGCATCGGGGGATGTCGGCAAGGCGATCGTGGTCGGCAAGTGCGGTGGTGGCGCCGGCGAGGCCGGTGGCGGTTCCGTGCTGCGAACGACGATCGCGGCGTTCAATAGTTCGACCAGCGTCACGCTGGGCGCCAATTGTGTCTCGACACTTTCGTCCGAGCCGAACGTGATCGTTGCGTGGGGTACGGTCAACAACACGGCATTCGACAACTTTCGCACGGCGTACCAGGGACAGGCCGTCACGCTGACGATACCGGCGGGGAATTATCTGATTTCAAGCGGCAACTTTGGCGGGCTGTGGGACGGCATCAAGAACATCACGGTCAATGCGACCGGGGCCACGCTTTGCGGCGGGGCGTTCGCCATCTTGGCGAGCCATCAAAGCCAGTGGTACGGGCATTCCGGTTATGTCAATTCGGTATCGGCCGGCGCTTCGTCGGTCACACTTGCCACTCCCTCTTATGTGTCGCGCTTCGCGGTTGCCACCTACGCCTTGATGACCGGGTTTGGTCTGCAGTATGGTGGGTATCCGTCCAACCATCAGCGGTTCGAATACGTTTTCATAACCGCGATCGACACCGACACGCTCAGCCCGACTTACGGCAAGATCACGTTTCTGGCGCCGCTGGCCAACTCGTATCTGTCGACATGGCCGGTGTATATCAACGAGGCGGGTACTACGCCTCCTCCCGAGAACGGGAATATGACATCCGGCGGCCCTGCCACGCTTTATGCCCTTGACGCAAAATTCAATCACATATGCGTCGTCAACAACCTGACCGTCGCGCATCATCCGCAGATGGCTGTGGCGGGATTGGACCTGACGTTCAACAATTGCGTGTTCAAGGGCATCTGGGGGCCGCACGCCACTGCGTCGCGTTCGGTGATCTTGAACGGTTGCACCGCAATCGACGCATCGATGGAAGTCGACAAGCTCATCACTTCGTTCACGATGAACGGATGCGACTGGGGTGGTCTTGCGTTTCAGAGCAGCAGTATCACGACCTTCACGATGGACGACACCGACATTCGGTTTTCTGTCGTTGGCTCGCCCTACAAGACCATAATTCGCAACGGCAGCACGATCGGGACCATAAGCGGTGTCGGCGGCTTTACGCCGGGTCCGGTGTATGGGGCAGCAAACGAGTTGGTTGTCACCAGCAGCCAGATCAAAAATTTCGGGGCAGTAAGCACGCACGAGAGCGGTTATGTGATCTGCGGGACGACGACGGCATCCGCCGGGGTCAATGCGGACTTCACCAAATCGGGCGGTGTGATTACCATTCCGAGCAGTGCGTTCGCGTATGGCTATGTCGAGCAGTGGCCCGTGACTGGACAGAAGTTGTTTTACCAGGACGATACTATCGGCAAAATAGGAGCGTTCACTATCACCAACGTGACACAGAGCGGTGGTAATGTGTTGGTTACGACCAATCATGCCGGCGGCTGGCCGAGCAGGACTTATGGAGCCAATGGGCTTCGGTTGATAACGCAGCCGGCGCAGATTTGCACGTTCACCAGCGTGACGGGTTGCCCCGAGGTGGTCGACCTGTCGAACGCAGGCGCGGCCGGATTGCCGCTTTACTCCTACAGCAAGCGCACCTACACCGGATTGATTGGCGCCAGCGAGTATTGGCAGGTGTGGGGGCGCGTTAAGAAGGTTGTCGTGATCGTAACGACGCCTTCGGCTGCTGCGGCTTCGGTGTCGATTGATCTGCAAGCCAGCAACATCCTGATCAAGATGTCGGATTTTTCCAACACGACGTGGCATCCGATCATCGATCTCAACAAGACCGGCACGCGCACGTTCGACGCGACGGCCAACACCTATCCGGTCAGCAGTTGGTCAAGCACTGCAGTGGCTGCGGCTGACACGCTGCCGGGTCAGACCGAGGCGCTGTGGGTGCCGGGGAACTATCGCGTCGTTACGAGCGGAACCGCTGCGGCGGCGGTGTTCTCGGTCGAGGTCATCACGGATCAGGGATGAGCAAGCTAGTCGAGATCGCTCCCAACCGGTGGCGCTTCGTGCGGGAGGTGACGCCACCCGCGCGCAGCGATCTGCCGCTGCCTTACGTGATCAGCGATGCGATGCCGCCGACCGAGCAGGTCGACGGCAAGTTCTACGAGAGCAAGGCGGCGTTTCGCGCGGTCGGGCGGGCGCTCGGGCTGACTGAAGTGGGCACAGAGCGTCCGAAACCGAAGGTGCGCGCGACAGCTAACCCCAAAGTAAAAGAGGCGCGGCAGCAGTCGCTGCGCAAGGCGATAGCGAAGCTACGGTCAGCCTGACCGCAAATACGGTCAAACAGACCGCACTCGATCCCCGCCGGGGTAACCCGGCCGAAGGAGTGGTTCCATGTCTGATGTCGGTGTTGCACCTGCCCCTGCGCCTGCCGCGGCGCAATCCGAAGTTCCGATCAATCCCGATCCGGTGAACACGCCGGCGCCGGTCACCAATCAGCCGCCGGAAAAACAGCCGGTGGACATGAAGGATGCCGACCCGCGGCGGGAAAGCATCCGCAAGGCGATCGAGCGGGCCAAAGCGCGCGACCCCAACGACAAGGGCGAGCCGCGCAAGGCGAAGATGGGCGACAACCAGCCGCCTGAGGAAACGAAGCCTGAGCGCGAGAAGCGCGAGAAGTCCGAGAAGATCGACCTGAAAAAGCGGCCGGACGACCAGCCACGCGATCGCGGGCGGTTTGCGCCGAAAGAGCGGGCGGAAAGTCAAGAGGCAACGGCGTCAGACCCGGGTCAAGCGCGGCAACCAAGCCAACAGCCGGCGCAACAGTACAAGCAACTCCCGGACAACGACCCCTTCCGCGAGCCGCTGCGCCGGATGACCGACCACGCCAAGGCGGACTGGGCGGCGACGCCGTTGAACGTGCGCAGCGACGTGCACCGTATGCACAAGGAGTTCGGTGAGGCGTTCAACCGCTACCAGGCCGACCACAAGACCATGAGCAGCATCCGCCATTACGAGAAAATGGCGCGCGATCACGGCACCACGCTCGGCGAGGCACTGGACCGCTACACCGGGATGGAAAAGCTGCTGCGCGCCGAGCCGTTCCGGGCGTTCGACACCATCACCAACAACCTCAACCTGCGCTCGCCGGACGGCCAGAAGCTGACCTTCCGCGATCTGGCCTGGGCCTATCTCAACCAGACGCCGGAACAGCACAGGATGGCGCAGGGCGAGAACGCCCAGACTGCGCAGAGCCACCAGATCGGGCAGTTGCATTCGATGGTGAACACTCTTGCGCAGGGCATCCAGGAGATGCAGTATGAGCGCAAGTTCACGCATACCCGTAGTGCGCTTGATCGGTACGCCGACACGCACCCCCGGTTCGATGAGCTTGGCGATCTGATCGAGCAGGAAATCAAGCTCGGCTTCGACGTCGACACGGCGTACCGGCGCGCTGAACTGCTAAGACCGGCCACAGCGGCTCAGACCCGCACCACGACGGCTCAGACCCGTACCGATCCCGACCGCAGCATCCATGGCGCGCCTGCGACCGTCCCGAACGGCGCACAGCGGCGCAACGGCAAGCCGGTCGGCCGCCGCGATGCCATTGCGAACGCGATCAAGCGCGTCAACGGCTCGCTCTGACAACATTTAGTCGTGGAGGCATACCGTGCCGAACGTCACTAGTGCAGTCGCCTACCAACAGATCCTCAGCATGGCGCTGGAGGAACGCTCGAGCGGCTACGAGGATCTCGTATCCAACAACAACGCCCTGTTGGCGGTCATGAGGAAAAAAGGCCTCTGGCAAACCTACAGCGGCCCGCGCATCCGCCAGACGCTGCAGATCGGAAAACAAATCGCGCAGTGGTACAACGGCTATGATCAGTTGCTTAATCCCGCGATCGACCTGTTCAACGACGCCTTTTTCGAGCCGAAAATGGTGGTCGTGCCGATCGTTCTCAGCATGCAGGAAATCCTCAACAACGAGGGCGACAGCCAGTTGATGGACGTGCTCGACAGCTACATGGAGGCTGCCGAGAAGGCGCTCGAGGACACGATGGACGCCGGCATCTATTCGGACGGCTCCGCGAACGGCGGCAAGCAGATCACCGGCCTGGCGACGGCGGTGCCGATCGTGACCACGTCGGGCACCTATGGCGGCATCGACCGCAACCTGTCGACGATCTGGCAGACCAAGACCTACGACGCCCACACCTACTCGGCGGCGATCGGCACCCAGGTCAATTCGACCACGGTGCGGCCGCTGCTCAATGCGGTGATGACCAAGCAAAGCCGCGGGCGCGACTACGCCGACCTGCTGATCATGAGCCCGGAGCATTACGCGGCATACGATGCGGCCACCATTGCAATCCAGCGTCAGACCAACGAGACATCTCTCGGTAAACTCGGGTTCTCGGCGCTCGAATATATCGGCGGCGGAAAGCGGGCCGAGATAGTATTGGATGGAGGCATCGGCTCCAACATGCCGGCGAACACCACGTTCGGCCTGAACACCGACACCTTCCGGCTGCGCTATCACCCGAACCGCAACTTCGACAAGCTGTTCGAGGGTGATGGCCAAATGCCCATCGATAAGGATGCCATCGCTCAGTTCATAGGGTGGATGGGTGAATTGACGATGACAAATCCGCTGTTCAACTGGAGATTGTACGACTCCGTACCGGGCTCCTGATCGTTTCGGGCGCGGGTAACTCCCCAGCCAACCGCGCCCGATAACCCGGAGCCGCCTGTCCTGCACTTGGACAAGCCCAGGGCCGACGACTCCGGGACCAACCACAGCCGCTCAGACCGGCGCAGAGAAAGGCGTAACTATGGCTATCGATCCGCGCGACCCCGATGCAGCACTCGTTGTCCTGTTCCGCCTGCATTCCGAGAAGAACGAGGCGCGCAGCGCGGCCGAAGGCCGGCCGATCCACGAAGACATGGAGGTGTGCGACATCCGCGCGCCGGGCTCGCGCAATTTCACAACGCAGCCGGCGCACACGCTCTGGCCGCACTGGCTCATCAACGGATATACTGGCGAGCAGCATCAGATCACCTACGCGCAGCGGTTCCGCCACCAGTACGAGCAGTTCAAGGCGCACGCCGCGCAAACCAAGTCGGGCACGCCGCTCGATTACGCGCCGTTCCTCACGCCGGGCCGTCGCGCCGAACTGCGCGCGCAGAACGTCTACACCGTCGAGCAGCTCGCGATCGTGGACGGGCAGGAGTTGAAGAACCTTGGCCCCGGCGGGCGCGACCTGAAGAACCAGGCGGTCGAGTTCCTCGCCGACAGCAAGAGCAACTCGCACAACACCGTGCTCGCCGCCGAACTCGAGGCGATGCGCGCGAAGAACATGGCGCTCGAGCAGGACCTCGAGGCTGCGCGCAAGGCGGCCGAGGCCGCCGGCGAGCAGTTCGACGAGATGACCAGCGAGCAATTGCGCGAGTACATCAAGGTCAACACCGGGCACGAGCCGCAGGGCAACCCCAACCGCAAGACGCTGACGCGGATGGCGCTCGAGGCGCGGCCCAGCAAGGCGGCATGAATGACGCTGCTCACGGTGGTGCAGGATGTTTGCGCGCGGGTCGGCGTGGCGGCTCCAATCGCGCTCATCCCGACGATAAACTCCAACCGCACCGCACGCGAACTGCTCGCCTGCGCCAACGAAATGGCGCAGCGCATCGCCTATGATACGCGCGAATGGCAGGCGATGAAAAAGTCGGTCACCTACACCGGCAACGGCGTCACGACCGCGTTCAACCTGCCGGCCGACTACAAGCGCATGCTGCTGACGACGAGTGTTTGGCGCTCGACTTCGGCCATGCAGCCGATGCGCTACATCGCCGACACCGACGAATGGCTGCAGCGCCGTGCCGCCAACTGGTCCGATGCCTGGGGCGAGTGGACCTTGCTCGGCAATCAAATCCTGATCTGGCCGGCGATGGGCGTCGGCACCACGGCGCGGTTTTCCTACCTCGACAAGAACTGCGTCGCGCTCAACGGCGGCGGATACGCCAACACGTTCCTGAACGATGCCGATGTTTTTCGGCTTGATGAACGCATTCTCAAGCTTGGCATGATCTTCGACTGGAAGCAGTCCAAGGGCTCGCCCTATGCCGAGGACATGGGCACCTGGTCGGATGCCATGGCGCTGGCGATGGGCGCCGACAAGCCGATGCCGATCATGATCGATCGTGCGCCGATCTCGGCGCATGCGCGCGGGATCGCTTATCCCTTTGCACTGCCGACGCCATGAGCAGGCACGTCGCATTCCGCCGCCAGCCGGTGGATCAGCCGTATGCGCAGGCGTTGCGCGCCACGACCTTGCCGGCGCCGACGCGCGGTATCAACCAGATGGAAAACGAGGCGTTCATGCAGCCGGGGAGCTGCATCATCTCGGACAACTGGGTGCCGACATTGCGCGGTGTGAAACTGCGCGGTGGCTGTACACGCTGGTGCGTGCTGCCCGAGACAACGCCGATCATCTCAGCGTTCGAGTATCAGAGCGGCAATGTGCAGAAGATGTTCGCCGCCAACGCGACCAAGGTCTACGACGTGACGACCAGCACGCCGGTGCTGGTCAAGAGTGGGCAGACCAGTGGTAACTACGTCGGCTCGCAACTGGCGAATGCTTCGGGCGATTACCTGCTCGCGCTCAACGACGCCGGCGATTACCCGCTACGGTTCAATGGAACGTCATGGGTCACGCTCAACGCCACCATGACAGTGTGGGCAAACAGCACCGCTTATGCGCTCAACGCCACCGCCTATGACGCAAGCGACAACACCCACTGGCGAGCAACATCCGCTCACACCAGCGCCGGGGCCGGAACGTTCGCCGCGGCGCGTACTGCCAGCCCAGGATTGTGGGTCAGCAGTGCGACCGATGGTTCTTCGTTCATTTACGGCCCGGCTGGACGCCTGGTCGTAGACGGCAAAAACCTGACCTACGTCTGGAAGTACCGCAACAGGTGGTTTTTCATCGAGGCCAACTCGATGAGCGCCTGGTACCTGCCGCTTAATGCGGTGGGTGGGCTGCTGTCGGAAATCCCGCTTTCCGGCGCCGCCACCAAGGGCGGCAAGCTGCTGTGGGGCGCGACCTGGTCGATCGACGCCGGCGATGGCATCGACGATAAGTGTGTTTTTTGCACCGATCAGGGCGAATTGCTGATCTTCACCGGCTCGGACCCATCGAACATCAATTCGTGGCGTCAGGAAGGGCGCTACCAGGTCGCGCCGCCGATGGGCATGAACGCCCATACGTTGATTGGCGGCGACCTGATCATCCTCACGGTCGACGGCATGGTGCCGATCAGCCTGGCGATCCAGAAGGACGCCGGGCAGATGG